GGTATATTCGTAGAGGTCGTACTTAGTGACGCGATTACGGATTTCGTCCCGTAGTTGCGCCCATATATTGTTGACTTCTTCTTCGGTATATTCGATATAATCTCCGAGCTTTATATCCTTTTCGCCCGACCGTTTGAGACTGCGTGTTTGTTCGAATACGCGCGCTTCTAAATAAAGTGGCGGATTGAATTCTTCGTCTTTAATCTTAATCGTATCGCCGAACCGTATCTTTTTATTCGACATCCCCGGAACTTTTTCGAGGTCAAGCACCGTAGTTTCATACGTAACTTGCGTGTTAATCCGCTTATTAAGAGCTGTCCGAGTATATTGGCGCGCTTCTGATTCGGTCATTTCAGTACGTTCGGAACGGATTTCGTATGCTTCGATGTAGTGCTGTAATTCGCCGTGACGATCAATCCAACCCCACCGTTGTAACGCGTCATCATCTTCGACAGTTACTTCCATACGTACGCCGTCTTCATCTTCCGGACCTAGACCGACCAACGCCGTAACGATGTCCTGTTCTTCAACTCGTCGGATATTTTCGAGGTCTTTTCCGAAGGTTACCTCTCGTCCAGTCCATTCGCCTACTCGCTCTAGCATGTCGACATATCTTCCGGTTATTTTTCGCCCATTATGTTCGACGCGGAAACGCAATTCCAAATCGAACTCTCGCGCCACTCTCTTCAACATTTCGTAAGGACTCGTATGGTTTTCGACAGACATCGTCTTCGAACCGGAACCTTCGTCGATTCCTAACGTCCATCCCGTATTGTCTAGCGTACGTCCTGCGTGCTGTGACGACGAGCCTTTGTGTTCTCCCGGATATATGACGTTAAGTTTCTTCAATTCTAAAAACGAGCCGTGTGCGAATACTTGTACCTTATGGCCTTCGGAATCCCGGTATTTATCGACTTCAAATATAACGAATTCCATTAGCGAACCATCTTCGTCCGGTATGACGAGCCTGTTGCGCTTCTCCAACTGGGCGCTATAACGCTTATCTGCCAGCGCTATAAAGTCGTAAGTTTCGATATTGTCCGTTAATGACTTCTTATGCGCGTCGTCTAGCACATTGCTCATCGTAATAAAGTCGAGTATGTCGTCAGTCTGTCCGTCTATAATGTGTATCTGTTCCGTCAAGTTATTGCCTCCTTTCGTAATTATGTCGTCTGTTTAATCGCTTATCTATATCTATCAGCGAATGACACCTCCGTATCGAACGCCCCTTCCGGCGTAATAACCACGCGATTATCGCCTTTATCTAACGGAAAGAATGTCCCTCCGAAGTTTTTCAAGTCCATGCGCGGCTCTCCGTTAACTAGAATGTCTTCGTCCTTATGATCGAACGTGACGACATCTCCCGGATATAGGATATAAGGCGTCTGATCTACCGTTGTACTTGATAATTCGAATATTTCTACGCTATTCATTCGGATACGTGCCGGAATAGGTCGATCCCGATAACTTCCGATAAATAGAGTGACGTATTTCAGCCGCCCTTGATAATCGTTACCTTTGTCGCGATACACCCCGTCCCATGTTCGGATATGCTTAAAGTTCTGCCATTCTCCGACATAAAACGAAAATTTCTGTCCCTCACGCTTCATACGCAGATAGAATAACGTCGTCTCTCTTGCGTCATTGAGATGTTCGCTCTGATCGCCTAATACGCGTCCTTTTTCGTATCCGCTGGCGTGTGGTCCCGCAGTTCCCAACGGAACCCTACGCTTATACAGACGCGAGTTATCCTTCAATCCGAGTTGTCCGATCGGGTTCATATTTTCATCGTGCAAGTAAATCAACATTCGGAAGTTCTCTTCTTCTCTACGCGAAATAATGTCGAACGTCGTCTCTAATTCGAAATCCTGTATCGGAGTCGACAGTTCTTTTACCCTAGCACCGCCCCTTTGCCCCTTACCGGACGGACCATACGGACTAGTACGAATTCCTGCTCCGTCTGTTCCGAGATCACCGTCGATATTACTTACGTTAGGGTCATCTACAGTATCGAAAGTAGCCGGTGCCCACTCGTCGATAGTGCTTCCGTTTTCGTAAAGTACGCTGTTTCGGGTATCTACGACTTCTACGTCATTGTCCGCTGGTTCTCCGATAAGATTGTACGGCTCTTCGTCTATCGAAACCATCGCAAAAGTCGTCTTCTCCTTCGCCGTCAATTCGAATACCGGCAAGGCTTCCGCACGTCCTCCGTTAGTAATTATCGAAATATCTTCCGGAAAAATTAGCGTGTGTTCCTCGCCGTACTTAAACGGATCGGGACAGACGATCGATAGTCCGACTTGATAAATGCGGGATTTTTCGAGAATGTCTTCCCGTCCGTCCACCTTTCCGTAATAGGTCCTGTCCGGCTCATCTGCGAACTGTATCGGAACTACTTCGTTGCCCGTATATAGGATTTCGTTAAGCCTTTCGACACGTCTCCGTAAGTCTTCGAATGAGTCGCCTTTTAGCGTCAATATAACGTCTAACGTACGCTTTCTTAGCCGAGAGTAGGTCGGATGTGATCCGTCCATTCCCGGCGAGCTAAGGTACGTATTTTCCGTTTCAACGACGCCGCGTCCCATGACCGAATTTATTACGAGATACGAATCGTTGGGGCTGTCGGAGTCGCCCGCAAACTCTTCCGATAAAGTAATTCCGTTAAAGGTCATATCTTCTACGCTCTCTAACATTAAATCGATCACCTCTTTTCTTTTTAGAATCGATCTTTAATACGGCCATTTCTGTCCTGTATTTCCGATACTGCCGGCTCTACAATTCTTCCGACCTCTCTATCGTTCATAATCACTTTAAGATTCGCCATTGACCGTTTAAGGCCTTTTATTTCGTTAACTAAAACGTCATGTCTTTCGTCGTCGTTTTCCCGTCTTATTTCCGTATCCACTTGCGCCGACATCGAATACTTACGGTCCTCTAAATCCCGGGCCATATCATCGATGCCTAACGAAATGTTTCTCGGCATGTCCGGCATAGCCGCGTCGACTAACGCATCAGACGCTCGCATTACAATCCGAACTGTGTCGAGTAGTCCTTCGTTAAGACCTTTACCGACAAAAGCACCGATCTCTTTCGTCACTCTTGACGGAGATGCGATCTTAAATCCGCTTCTTAATCTTCCGGATACTTTAGACGCAATATTAGACGCCGTTCTTAGTAACGAAGTCTGCTGACCGATTAAGCCTCGATGTAGTCCGCTCATAGCTTGAACACCGAAAGTGCTAAACTTGCCCGAAAGACCAACGAAAGGTGACTGTATTCCACTCGCTACAGTCGTCATTTTTCGCTTACTAGTCTTTCCGCCCGAGTCGATTTTCCGACCCATGCTTCCGAATGCCTTATCTGTCTTAGGCGCCAACTTATCGACGGATTGACCGATCTTGCTTACGCCCGAATCCGTAGTCTTCTTCGTTTTATTGAGTCCTTGATTCGCCTTGGCATTCGCTGTATTAAATACACCTTCAACGGAAGCTCCAACGTCTTTCTTTTTACCGTCTATAGCGACTTCTACGTTAGACCCCATACCGTCACCGATACTCCACCATTCGGCTCCAACGCCTAGTCCGGCTTCCTTTTCCGCCACTTTCGTATTATTGTTGACGAAATCTACGACCGTACGCTCTACATCAGCGACCTTTTTATCGATTCCTCGCTCGTAACTAGTAGCCGAACGATCACCGAAACCTTTGAAAACACCGCTTTCGTCTCCGCTGATTTCGAGTCCGTCTTCTACCGAACCTCGTACTTTATCGACGACGTCTTTAACGGAACGGACTACGCCGTCTTCTCCGTCTTTGAATCCTTGCGCCATATCGTCGGTTGCTTCTTCTGTTAGATCGCCCCAGCCGACGGCTTCTATCGCTTCCTGTGCCGTCAACTCAACATCGTCAATCAAATACCGAAGCTTTTCGACTGTCTTTGTGTCCATTTCGAATACTTGTGCGCCCTTGTCTATTGCTTGTTCGTAAGTCTCTGCCCAAATTTCGCCAAGCTCTACCGCTTCTTCTTTACCCGCATCGGCAATTTCCGCAACGTATGCGGCCGCTTGTGGACCTGCTTCCTGTAGATGTCGGTACAATCCTTCGTCAATTCCCCACTCTACGAGTTGATCCATGTTGTCCGCCCACTCGGCGAAGTCGTCTCGGTTTTTCTCTAGCGTTTTCTTGATTTCATCGAAAGAGATATCGACGTCTTCCGCCATCTCGGTAAATATATTAGCCGAAGCGTCCGCCAGTTGTCCGAACTGGTCTCGCAACTGATCGATAACTTTCTGCTGTTCGGGCGGCAAGTCTTCGTAAGCTAGTATTTGTTGTTCGACGCCTATGCGAGTATATCGCGCCATTTTCTCCTGTGCTTCGCGAACCTCTTCGGCTCTCTTCTGTTCCTCTTCGTTAAGATCGCCTATAATGCCTTTAAGGCGTTCTTGCTCATCGCCCAGTTGCTCGTATTTCTCCTTAGCTTCTCCGGATAATTTACCGTTCTTGTCGAGCAAGTCGTTATACTTATTACGTTCGTCGTTTATTTCTTCGAGCTTAAACTCGGCGTCATTTCTTTCGGACAGAATCTGCGTCATTCTCTCCTGCGCCGCCTCGTACGTCTGCTCCTGCTTCATAAGTCCGATTCTAGCCCGGATTTGACGGGCGTTCATATCCATAGAGTCCGATTCTTTGTCGTAAGTAATAGATAGATTATCTACGGAATTATTTAAATCGTCGACCATATTCGCTAGTCTTTCTTTATCTGCCGCAGACTTGTTCTCCTTGTCGGACAGTTTCGTAATTTCGGTTAACAAACGCGTATTGGCTCCGGAAGTTTTATCAATACCGCTCTCTAACTTCTCGTAATCTCGCGCTGACTCTTCGAGAGTGTCGCCTAGTTCCTTCGCAGAATCTCCGACTTCTCCCATGCTTTCGGTTAGTTCCCGTTCTTCTTTGCTTGCCCGCGTGAACCACTTATACAGCGACATGACCGCAGTAACAACTACGCCAATTCCTGCCGCTACAAGTCCGGTTATGGACGTAATACGTGTCAACTTACCGACAAATCCAGTCGCACCGCTTCCGCCTTTAGCTAACCAAGACGTCAGTTTTCCAAGAACGGCCACTGCCCCGGATACTGCCGCAGTAACACCGACTGCTCCGGTAGCAACAACCGCAAGCATTCCGATAGCATTCTTCGTGGGTTCGCTTAAACT